CCGCGTAGCGTTCTTGTTTCCCAGTCACGATCAGGAGCCGCAGGGATAGGTGGGACTTCTATTGGCCTGCCCTAGCCCACCTCGGCGAACAAGCTGTGCTTAACAAAGAGATATATTATAACAATGATGCAAATGACGAGCTTACTTTCGGTTATCAAGAACGCTACGCGGAGTATAGGTATAAGCCTAGCCAAATTACCGGGAAAATGCGGTCTAACGCGACTGGAACACTCAACGCGTGGCATTTATCTCAAGATTTCGCGGCGCTTCCGGTTTTGAATGCTAGCTTTATAGAAGAAAACCCACCGATTGATCGAGTGGTAGCAGTACCAACAGAGCCAGACATAATTTTTGATTGGTATTTTGATCTGAAGTGTACCAGACCAATGCCAACGTACAGCGTACCTGGACTTATAGATCATTTCTAATGGACCCATGGACAGTATTCGTTGGACTATTTTGCTTGGCATTGTTAGGCGTTTTGCTCTCCCAGCCATTATCAGCGCCCTGGTGTTGTGGCTTGGCGCAAATGGTCTTAGTAAGTGGATTCCTCCTGTATGTAGTGTGGCGGACGCTATTGGTATCATCGTAGTGGAGTGTTCAAAACAATGAGTGTATTAGGAGCAGCGTTAATATCAGGTGGAGCCGGTCTACTTGGCGGTATTATGCGCAATTCGGCAGCTTCAAGGGCTGCCGATAGAGCTAATGATTTCAGCGAGCGTATGAGCAGCACCGCATATCAAAGAGCAATGGCAGATATGCGACAAGCAGGGTTAAACCCCATTTTGGCAGCAAAGTTAGGGGGTGCGAGCACCCCTACTGGCCAAATGTATGTGCCAGAAAATATAGGTGCGGCGTTTGGACAAGGGTTTAGTCAAGGCAGTACGGCTATGCAAAGTCAACAACAGGCAAAACGTACTGAAGTGCAAACAGCAATAGAAAAACGGACATTGGATATGTTGGAGAAAGAAAACATAACAATGCCGGAAATAATGTATACGGTTAAAAACGTATTCGGATCAAAGATGTTAAAAGCATTTGAAGGCGCTATTAGAGCGGATTTATCAGGTGTTTCGCCAGCGTATAGACCGCTGGCGTATGATTTATATAAGGTGCTTAAGCCTTTTATGACCCAATTAATCGGTAAAAGCGGAAACCCAGTTGGAAAGCGCGATAGTTTATCGCTGAGTGGTCCAAACTTTGGATTGATTATTAGTCGGTTAGTAAAGCGGTATGCAGGTGAATTGCCTAGAGATGCAATGGGTCCAATGTTTGAATTTTTTAAAGAGCTAAGTGAGGAAAAATAATGTCAAAACAAAAGTTTAACGCGTACGGCGTAAGTGAAAGAGTAACAACAGAGATAGTTGGTGAAAGTTTGACTCAGCAGCATTTTGCGCAAGAAGCGGACGTTAGAAATATTATTAAACAGTACGATAGGACTGGATTGATAGCGAATGTAAATCGCGGTGTAGCGAAATACGGCGATTATAGCGAAGTAAACGAATACGCAGAGAATTTAAGAATGGTTCAGGCAGCGCAAGCGTCATTTATGGAATTGCCTGCAGAGATTAGAGAAAAGTTTGGGAATGACCCAGGGAACTTTTTTGAGTTTGCGACGGACCCAAAGAACCATGAGGCAATGGTGAATTTGGGATTAGCAGAACGACCAGTGGAGGCTGTCGTGGAAGAGACGCAAGGCGCGACAGAACCTCCCGCTCCCCAGGAAAGTGGGGAGTGAGGTCGCGCAGGGCACAGTTACCTACTTGATGTAACTGTGCCCACTGACACCAAGAAGGAGGTTAAAGGATGAAATATAAGTTAGTGCAGATAAAAGAATATGACGGAGACCCTCGTTATATCGATTTAGGATTTGGCCGCATAGAAGGCAACAGAGGTTGGATAAAATTGGAATCGCTCCCAATAGCCAACAAAGACGGAGAAGTTTGGATTAATTTATTTGAAAGGAAAGATAATGGCGTACAGGACACGCACGAAGAAAGGATACAGTAAACGGTCGTTTACGAAAGGAGCCATGAGAGTAAGGAAACAAAATTATAAAATGGTAATGAGAGGTGGCATTAGGTTTTAAATGACATGCTATAACCCGCTGGTCGGCTATAAATTAGACGGCAAGGTGGTGTTTCATAAACCCTTTGCCTTTGCAAAGGGTTTTAATTTGCCTTGTGGTCAATGTATTGGCTGTAGATTAGAATATAGTAGACAATGGGCAGTGAGGTGCGTCCATGAAGCACAGATGCATGAGGAAAACTGCTTTATTACATTAACCTTCAATAATGATGCGCTAAAAGAGAGGAGGAACCCCTACTCTCTTGATAAAACCGAATTTCAAAAATTTATGAAAAGAGTTCGGAAAAAATATGCGCATAAAATACGTTTTTTTCATTGTGGTGAATATGGAGAAAAAAACAACAGACCACATTATCATGCGTTGATGTTTGGGCATGATTTTAGAGATAAAAAATTGTGGTCGGTTAGTGGCGGTAATAGATTATATATAAGCGAAGAGCTGCAGGAATTATGGCCATATGGTTTTAATACCATTGGCGAAGTGAATTTTGAGACGGCAGCGTATACCGCCCGTTACGTCATGAAAAAGCACAAAGGCGATGACGTAATAGAAAAGTACCAAATAACTGACGAGGACGGAGTTATTTGGGATAGAATACCAGAGTATTGCACAATGAGCCGAAGGCCAGGAATAGCAAAAACTTGGTATGATAAATATGGGTGGAGTGATTGCCACAAACACGATTTTGTAGTGGTAAACGGACATGAGACCCGCCCACCCCGTTTTTATGACAAACTGTGCGACGAAAAACAGTTTGAGAAGATAAAACAAAAACGGATAGATGAGGCCCCAGAGCCGATAATTAATTACAATGAAGATATGGATAGACTTTGGGTAAAAGAAGAAGTAAAAAAAATTTCTCTAGACAGATCCGCACGGAAATTGTAATTAAATAAGGTCGCCGATTGTATATTATGTAAATTGATGTACGATTGTCGCATAATTTCAACGAGATAGAGGTTTCTCATAATGTTAAGACAGTATTACACAGTATATGACAAAGTTTCAAAAATATACCAACAACCCTTTTTGCAGCACAACGATGCAATGGCGGTCAGGTCTATTGGAGACGCCGTTAAAAAGGATGAAATATTTTCGGCACACGCAAAAGATTTTGCGCTCTATCTTGTGGGAGCGTTCAACGAGGAGACCGGCGAGCTAACGCCAGTGGAGCCTCGGAAAGTAATTGAACTGGAACAAACGACAGAGGAATAAGTAGATGATTGGTGGACCAACTGGAACATTACCGACGGTAATGTCACACAATTTCAGCAGAGTACCGCAGGCAGATATACAACGAAGCACGTTTAACAGAGTTCACGGGCTTAAAACAACGTTCGATGCAGGATACTTGGTGCCGATTTATGTGGATGAAGCATTGCCAGGAGATACGTTTAATATGCGAGCTCATGGTTTTGGAAGGTTGGCCACCCCCATTTATCCATTAATGGATAATATGTATGTGGAAACATTTTTCTTTTTCGTGCCAAACAGGTTGATTTGGGACAATTGGGAAAAATTTAACGGTGCTCAAGAGAACCCAGGTGATAGTACAAGTTATTTAGTGCCGCAGATAACGAATCAAACAATTGGCGAAGGTACTTTGTTTGATTATATGGGATTACCAACTCAAGTAGCTGGTTTAGATTTCAATAACTTACACGGCCGAGCTTATAATTTAATTTATAACGAATGGTTTAGAGATGAAAATTTGCAAGATAGTGTCGTGGTGGATAAAGACGATGGACCCGACACGTTAGGAGATTACGTATTATTAAAACGCGGTAAGCGTCACGATTATTTTACAAGTTGTTTACCATGGCCGCAAAAAGGTGATGCGGTAGATTTACCTTTGGGAACAACGGCGCCCGTATTCGGCACTGGTGAAGCTATAGTGTGGTCTCAACCTGGGATTGCTGACGGAGTGTTAGGTGTTAGTCAGGCTTCTGGTAATAATAATCCATCGATGAGTTGGGCGAGCGCAAGTTCTGCAAGTTTGTTGCGATATGCCGATCAGACCGCGCAAGAAGCGGTTAGAGGTGTTGGTTCAGTTGCTTTGGAAGCAGATTTAACGAGTGCTACAGCAGCAACAATTAACCAGCTTAGAGAAGCGTTTCAGATACAAAGGTTGTATGAGCGCGATGCGCGAGGTGGTACAAGATACACAGAAATTATTAGAAGTCATTTCGGCGTAACATCGCCGGATGCAAGGTTGCAGCGCCCAGAATACCTAGGTGGCGGCAAAACAATGATTGATATGCAACCAGTACCGCAAACCAGCTCGACAGATGCGACAAGTCCCCAAGGTAACTTGTCAGCATTGGCGACAGCTGGGATTAATGGACATAGTTTTAACAAAAGCTTCACAGAACACGGTGTTATTATAGGAATGGCGTGTGTGTTTGCTGATTTAACATATCAGCAAGGAATAAACAGGATGTGGAGCCGCAGGGATAGGTGGGACTTCTATTGGCCTGCCCTAGCCCACCTCGGCGAACAAGCTGTGCTTAACAAAGAGATATATTATAACAATGTCCATTAATCCC